GAAAGAGGATTGAAATATAATTTTGAAGCACCTCAAACCGCAGTAGGTGATGAAACAATAGAAATGATAAAAAGAGGTGATATTACAGCAAGTTCTTTTGCCTTTACCGTTGCTGGAGATGATTGGCAATTACAGCCAGATGGTTCTTATGTTCGTACCATTTTACAAATTGACAGATTATATGATGTTTCACCAGTTTTTCAACCTGCCTATGAGCAAACCTCTGTAAATTTGAAGCGATTTGCTGAAATTCAAGAAGAAAATAAAAAAATATTAGAAGAACAAAGACAAAAAGAATTAGAAGAATATTATAAGGAATTAGAAAAAGAAATTCAATAAATAAAAATAATTATATAAAAATAAAATTATGGAAGAAAAAAGTATATTGAAGTTGATTGATGAAAAAAATCAATTATCTGAAAAACAAAAAAATATGATTGAAAAAGGAAAAACAGAAAAAAGAAAATTAGATGAAACAGAAAAAAAAGAATTTGACGAAATTAATATTAGAAAAAAAGAAATTGATGATGAAATAAAAAAAATAGAAGAAGAAAATAAAAGGTTAATTAATAATAATAATAAAACAATTAAAACAGAAAAAAGAATGGAAAAATTTAGTTTAATTAAAACAATAAATGACATCGCTAATAATCGATCATTAAATGAAGTTTCGTTGGAAATTATACGCCGTGGAAAAGAACAAATGATACAAGCAGGACTGAATTCAGCTGGTCAAATACAATTGCCTGTAAATCAACGTTCAATTAGTGCAACTGGAGTTGGACAAGGTGCAGAAGTAGTTGATCTTGATGTTCTCAATATTTTATCTCCTTTGTATGCAAATTTGACATTAACAGCAGCAGGTGCTCAAACACTTAATGGTTTATCTGGTAATATTCAAATTCCTTTGTATTCAGGCTCAAATGTTGCATGGGAATCAGAAAATATGCAAGCACCTGATGGAGCTGGTGTGTTTAGTAAAGTTATGTTGAATCCACATAGATTGACGGCAATTTTGGATGTTAGCAAACAATTTTTAGCTCAACAAACTGTTGATGCCGAAGCAATGTTAACCAATGACATTTTAATGGCTATCAGTGAAAAACTTGAAGCAACAGTTTTAGGAAATGCATCTGGAGCAAATCAACCACAAGGATTTTTTGCAAATAGTTCTAATTATGTAACAATACCAGCTAGTGGTTTAAGTTATTCAAATATTGTTGCACTTGAAGCATTATTGGAAAACAAAAATGTAAAAAATTATTCTTTCATTGTACATCCAAAGACAAAGGCAACTCTGAAGGCTACCGCTAAGAATTTGGCTCAGATGATTTATGAAGATAATATGATTGATGGAGTAAAAACATTCACTACTGCAAATGTATATCCCAATGGCTTGATTTTGGGTGATTTTAGCGACTTTGTTATTGGACAATGGTCTTCTGTAGATATAACGGTTGATCCATACAGCCAGGCAAACCTTGGAAATGTGCGACTTGTTGTTAATGCTTATTTTGATGCAAAAGCTCGTCGTGATTCATTTGTTGCTGCTGTAATAGCTTAATAATAATTATATTAATATTAGAATTAACATGAAATATTTAACACTAAAGCAAATAAAGGATCAGCTTAATATTGATCAAAATTTTGTTGATGAGGATGATTTTTTAATTCAGTTAGCTGATGTTGCTGAGGAAGTTGTACAACTTCATGTTAATTCTAATTTAGATGATATAATTGCTAATAATAAAGGTATATTACCAAAGCCTCTATTGCAGGCAATGTTACTAATGACTGGTAATTTGTATAATAACCGTGAAATGATAAGTTTTTCAACTAAAACAACAGCAATACCCTTTAATTATGAATATCTGATAGATTTCTATAAAAACTATAATAATTAAATTATATGTTAGCAATTGGAACAATGAAATATTATTTGAAATTTTTTGAAATTGTATCACAGCAAAGTTCTTCTGGTGCAATTACAAAAGTAAAAAATAATATATTTAACTGTAAAGCAGCAAAAATAAGTGAAAAGGGAGGATTCAAAGTTGATGCAAAGGAAATATTTCACGAAAATTATTTAGAATTTAAAATACGATATAATAAATTATTTAATGACAATTTAATAGTTAATTATAATAATACCGAATATAGAATCATATCATCTGAAAATAATAAATTTGATAATACTATTTCAATTACGATTCAAAAAATTAATAAATAACATGGAACTACAAATTAGCATTATTGATTTAGAAAGAGTATATCGTTCAATTGAAAATTTAGATAGTTTTCAAAAAGATAAAGTGGTTCAAACTGCTTTAAAGTACGCAGGTGCTTTATTTATACGAAAAGGACGTGCTAATTTGAGAGAAAGAATGAAAAATAGAAGTGGTGTAACAGGAAATTTATTAAAATCATTTAGAAATAAACTAAAGCGCCAAAAACTAGGCGTTCTTGCAGGATTTAACTCAAAAGGAGCACATGCACACTTAGTTGATAGAGGAACACAAGAAAGAGAAACAAAAAAAGGTTTCAACCGAGGCAAGGTAGAAGGTAATAGATTCTGGACTGATTCAATAGAAAACAATAAAAATGAAGCAATCGAAAATATATTTACAGGAATTGAAAGAGCAATAACAAGAATACTTAATAGGTAATAATTATGACAATTATAAATGGATTTACAAAGTTTTCTATTACAACCGAAATAAGAAAATTATTATTACAAAATGATGAATTGGCTTCATTTGTTGGAACAAATATATTTCCAGTAATAGCGCCTGAGGAAACACTTGGAGATTTTATAATATATTATAGAGATCAATATTCAAAAGAATATGCATCTGATATAATAACCTTAGAAACATGTAAAATATTTTTTGCTATTGTAAGTGAAGACTATGATAGATCAATTCAAATAACAGAAATAGTAAATAAAATTATAGAAGGAACACATTATAATACAGATAATTATATGTATAAATGCTTATTAAAAGATAGTACAGAAGACTATCAAGATAAAAAATATATTCAAATATTATTATTTGAAGTAATATAAAAATAAATATAATAAATAATAAATAATAAAACAATTAAAATAATAAAAAAATGGGATACAACGTAAATACAGATTTAATTTTAGGTAATAGTTTAATGTTATATGTTAATAATGAACCTATTGCCTTTGCAAAAACACTTGATCTGACAATCAACGGGAGCGAAGTCGACACCACAAATAAAATGAGCGGTCGATTCAAAGCAAGCATTGGTGGTATGCTTTCTTATACTATAACATCAGACTTTTTGTACACTTCAGCAAGTGGTGATACATCTTATAATACATTATTAGGTGTTATGTTAGCTGGTCAATCGCTTAATTTTGTGATTGGAACAACTACGGATTCAACCGCATTTTCAATGACAAAAGGTTTATATTCTGGAACTGCTAATATAACTAGCTTATCATTGAAAGCAGAAGACAATCAAATAGTTACATGTTCTATAAGTCTACAAGGTAGCGGAGCACTTGTACAAGTTACCACTTAATAATAAAATAATAACATTTAAAATAGAAAAGGTTGATATATTGATTTATATCAATCTTTTTTTTTATATATTATATCTGACATAAAAAGTACATATATAATATAAAATAAAAATATAAAATATATACTATGAATATAAAATTAAATATAAAAAGTATGATAAAATATGAATTGTTAACTAAAAAAAGTTACAATAATATTGATTATAATGATGTAGATGATGTTATGAATTTATTATATTGTATTGTTGTAAGTAATAACGATATAATAATGTTATATGAAGAATTTTATGATATAATGAAAAATGGAAATAAATTATCCAAAGAAATAAGTGAAAAATTTTTAAAATTATTATCATATACAAATCAATTTGTAGCCAATGAAAATGAAATTAAAGAAAATGAAAATAAAGAAGATAAAAAAAATGAAAATAAAGAAATTGTATATATAAAAGATATAGCATCTTATTTAGTTGTATATTTAAAAATGGATGTTAATTATGTTATGAATGAACTAGGAATTGAAGAATTACATCTTTATATTGACGCATATAATAAAAAAAGAAAAGAAGAATTAGAAGAAGAAAGATTATTTGCGTATTTAACTATGTTACCGCATATTGATACAAAAAAATTTGATAGTCCCAAAAAAATATATCCATTCTTTTGGGAACTTGAAGAAGAAAATGAAGAAATTAAAAAAACAGATGAAGAAATAAAAAATAATTTTGACGAAATAATGAAAAATTCCAAAGAATTAATAGATAGAATAAATAATACAAATAATAAAATACAATAATTATGGCTAATTTAAGTTTCGCAGTTGCTGTAAATCTTTTAACAGAAAAATTTCAAAGTGGTAAAAACAAATTGCTGAGTAGTTTTAATGAAATTAAAATGAAAGGTATGGAGGTTGCTAGTATATTTGGTGTAGGACTGGGATTTAGTGCTCTAGTTGAAAAAATGATAGAAGTAACAAAAGAATCATCAGCTGCAAATCAAGTACTTAAAAATGTAAGTAATACAAGTGCTGAACTTGTTAAAAATCAACGATTTTTGATTGAAATCGCAGACAAATATGGTCTTTCTGTGAATGATTTAACAATGAAATATGCACGCTTTGCACAAGCAGCTAAAGGAAGCAATATGAGCATGAAAGATCAACAAACTGTATTTTCTGGCTTTGCAAGTCAAATCACAAAAATGGGTGGTAGCACTGAAATGTTAGATGCTACATTTGAGGCTTTGACGAGAATGATGACAAGTGGTACAATTTCTGGTAGAAATTTTCAAAGACTAATAAGTCAAATACCTGGAGCTACTGATATTTTTGCCAAAGCCTTAGGAGTGACAAACTCACAATTTGCCACAATGTTAAAAAGTGGAAAAGCAGTAGCAAGCGATGTTTTAGTGAAGGTTGGAAAATATTTAAATGAAATTAATAAAGGAGTTGAGACTAATACGCTAGAAGGCTCTATAAATCGACTTCAAAATGCCTTTGACGAATTGACTAAAAGCTCAAATTTTGAGGAATTTTATAAAAGTATAATTGATGGAGCAACTAATGTTGTTAATTTTATTAAAGAACATATCAAAGAAGTAGGTAATTTTATAGTTTCTGTAATTGTTGGCGTAATAATTGGAAAAGGAATTAATAGACTTCGTGAATCCTATAATTCATTATTAAGATTAGCCAAAAGAAATTATAAGGAACAAGGAGAAGCTGCCACTTTATCTTTTAACGAACAGGCAACAGCAGCTGAAATAGCAACAACAAAAATGAAAATAGCTTTTATTGCTGTTAAAAATTCTATTCGTGAAATGTTGCTTTCTTTTGTACCTATGTTGATTATCAGTGGTATAGTCGAAATTATAGCTCACTTAATTGAATGGAATAATAAGCAAAAAGAAATTAATAATACTTTTTCTGATTATCTAAAGGAAGAAAAAAAAGTATTAAATAATACTAATAGTAATAGTGAGATATTGACTTTGCAAGCAGAATTGTCAGTAATGAATGATAAAAAAAGTACACAAGAACAACAACTGGCAGCACGTCAACACATATTAGAAATGTTGGGACTTGAAAAAAATTATGAAGGCGATATTAATAAATTAGTTGCAGAAAGAATTAAATTATTACAAGCAGAAGCAAACTTAGATTTTTATAACAGTACAGTTCAACAATATAGTGCTAAAGCTGAAGAACAGTATCAGAAACTTAATATAAATCGTAATGTTGCTAATAATCTTGCATCAGATATAAACAACAAGGTATCAGCGGATAAATGGGACAACGATATAAAAAAAGCATATAATGTAGATGATTACTATTCCGTACCAGAAGACCAAAGAAATGCTCTTAAAGAACTAGCTCAAGATTTAAAAGTTTGGAATGATGCACAAACTAAAGCTCTTAATTATCTTAAAATAATCAATAATGCTGGATATAATGGTACTGGTAAAGTTAAAGGTACTGGTGATGGCGATGGTGATGGTGATGGTGAAAAACCTAAATCTGAAAGACAACTGTTAGAAGAAGAATATTATAAAAAAATAAGAGAATTAAAAAATCAATTAGAAAATAAAGTTATTACTCAACAAGAATTTAATAAACTATCTTATGAATTAAGAGATAGTACTTATAAAAAAGGGGCTGCTATTGAATCAAAAGAAAAATTAGAACATGATTCATTCCTTCAAGGACTTAAAAAATCCATAGATCCAGAGGCTCATATAAAAGAAATTTATACTGATGAAGCAACAAAATTAAAGGAACAGCTTGATAATGGTATAATTAAACAAGATGAATATAATTCTTCAATGAAAGAATTAACTGAAGAAACTATCAAAAATTTAAAAAGTATTGGAAATGTTAATTTAGCAAATGATGAATTTTTTAAGAAATTAAAAGAACAAAGTGATAACTTAGATTATACACAGCATACAGATGAGTTTAATAAAAATATTAATTTACTTAATAAAGAATTTGAACATGGTATTATCAATCAATATGAATTAAATGATAATACATTAAGTTTAATAGATTCACAAATAAAATATTTGTTAAGTTTAAATAAACTTACAGATGCACAAAAAAAAGAATTGGAAGGATTAGAAGAAACAAGAAATAATAGATTGAAAAATGAATATTCAATTTCAAGCATAAAAGAAACTCCTATTGATCACACATTTGATTATAAGAAAACTAATACAGAAAAAATACAAGATAAAATTGATAATGATAAATCAGTTATTGATTCAGCAAGTGGTAAATTTAAAGGTGTAGATATTCAAGAAGAAATTAGAAAAGCAAATGAAAATGGAACACTAGATGAATTAAAAGAAAAATTTCATCATCAGGCTGACGCTTTAATTGATTATCTTAACGAAAAAATGAAAGAAGTTGATAGTCTAGATAAAGCACTTAAAATTGAGGAAGTAAAGCAAGATATTAAAGATATGCAAAATCAGCTGAATGAAAATCTATACGAAGGAATAAAAAATGTTGCAGGTGGTGCAAAAAATCTTTATGATGCATTCAATAATGTTAAAAATGCTATAAATGATATTCATACAACTGAATTCCAAAAATTTTTGGCACTCTGGGACGCTTTCACAAACACATTAGACAACATAATGTCGATGGTTAAGATGATTAAAGAGTTAACAAATGTAACAAATGCTCTAACATCTGCAAAAAAGATAGAAGCTGCAATAGATAGAGAATCAGCAACAGAACAATTAAAGAATAGTGCTGCTTCTGCAGAGGCTAGTACTTTAGCAACTGTTACTAATATTGCAAATACAAAAGCAAATGTTGCTGCAAATGCAGTAGAGGCAGGATCAGAACAAGCAAAGGGAACATCAACAGCAGTTGCGTCCGCTGCTAAATTTCCATTTCCACTTAACTTGATACTCATGGCATCGGCAGCAGCAGCAGCTATGGCACTTTTTTCAAAAATTCCAAAATTTCAAGATGGTGGTATCGTTGGAGGTAATCAAACATCTGGAGACCAATTAATTGCACGTGTAAATTCTGGTGAAATGATATTAAATACTAATCAACAAGGAACGTTATTTAATATGTTAAATAACAATAATAAAACAATAAACAATAAACCCGAAAAAATAGAATTTGTTATAGATGGAAAATATTTAAAAGCAACATTAGATAATTATAATAATATAAAAAGTAGAGCTAGATAGTAAATTATATAACTATATATATATATATATATATAAGAGGATAATATATATAAATCATATATTATTCTCTTATTATAAATCTGACGTTATATATACATATATATAAAACATACATAAATTAATATAATATAATATAAATATGACATATATAGGACAGTTTCAAAATATAAGTGGAACAAATTATCAAATTCAATTTGATATAAAAAATTCAAGTTCAAGTTCAAGTTCAAGTGGTACTACTGAAATAATACTTTCGGAAACACCAATTAAGGTTGAATATAATAATGATAATAATATATATGAGCCATTTAAATTATCTAATGCTTCAATTGAAATTATTACTAATGTTTTATTAACTGATTTATATAGTAGCAAGGCTCAAGATGTTAAATGTACATTAAGGAATTTAGATACAAATGAAATAGAATGGGTTGGATATGTAACACCAAATGCTTATAATCAACCATTTAAAAATGAATATGAAAGAATAACAATTGAAGCAATAGATGGATTATCAACATTAAAAAATTATATATATACACAAATTGATAGTGATAATATGAAAGTAAAATCTTTTAGAGATATAATTATACATTGTATTTCTAAATGTAATTGCTATTCAAATATTTATGTAAACCAAAATTATTCTATTGAAGATCCTAGTACATTTCAAAATTCAAGTTTAATTACAAATGTAATTGAAAAATTATATGTAGCTGAGGCTAATTTTTATACTGCAAATAATTCAACCATAATTGATAATTCAGTAAATATTAATAATGATAATGTATATATTTTGGCAAATCAATTTGTATATTATGCTGATGTATTAAAGGCTATATTAGAATATCTTAATTATACCATAGTAGCCTGGGGTGATTCGGTTTATATTCTAAATTATAACTATATAAAAAGTGGTAAATCAAATTATACTTTATATTCAACCACAGACAATTGGAATAATTATACAACAAGTCAAGTTAGTTTTTATGATATTCAATATATTGATAAAGATTCATTTAGAAAGTCAGATACCAATTTAGAACTCGACAAAACATATAATCAAATTGTTATTACTTCAAAGCTAAATTCAAAAAAAAATTTATTGCCCGATTTTTTTGACAATAATTTATTAATTAATTATCAAGGAGATTGGAATGCTTATATTTTGGCTGTCACATATTTGAATGCTGACAAAGTGGGTTATGACTATTTTTTTAAATATTATAAACATGAAAATTATACTTCCTATTATTATAATAATAATTTAGACTGGACTACACAAAATATTAACACTGTCAATTATGAGGTAACACAAAAATATATTGGAGCAACCATAATAGATTATTTTGCTCATTCAATAAATTGGAATGAATATCCAGTTGGTTCAACAGCTCCTGCTGTTTCTACTTTATCATTTGAAAAATATATTCTATTACATAGTCATTTACCTGCATATCCAACTAGTGTACAAAATGCACTTATACCAGTTTTAACACTTAATTTAAATGCAGTACCAGAATCCGCTTATCTAATGAAAATGGGGATAGTTATAAATGGTAGTGCTTATTGGAGTGATGTAGATAAATTTGGAGATACTCAAGTTACTGATCCACCGATCTTTATGTATGAAAAATGGTCACGAAAAGATGATACTAATTTTACAAGTCAAATGTTGTTTCTAACCGCATCATTATCAATTGGTAATAAATATTGGAATGGAACTGAATGGACATTTGATAATTCTACTTTTAAAATATTTTTTGATAAAGGAAGTAATACTCATTTATATTATAATTTTTTTGATGTATTAGATACGGATTATGGTTCTAATTTTTTTAATACAAAAGGACAATTAATACCTATTAGCGCAACAGATGGATTAGTTGGTGATGTTAAATTTACATTATATTCACCTCAAAACATTATTCCAGCTTATAGAGTAGAAGCAGTATGGTTAAAGAATTTTTCTATTCAAATAGTTACATCTCAAACAGATAAAGTAAATACAACTGATACACAATATGTTAATGTAATTAATGATGACTTTGTTAACACATTTAATAATATAAATTTAACCGTTGCAACAGACACAAATAAAGGTATATCTTATTCAAGTGTAATACAAGCATCTGGAGATACATTTGTTTATTGTAATTCGCTATTTGATAATAGTTTACATCTTTCACAAAAACAAGAATATAATATTATTGAAAATTATGTGAATCAATATTCATCTCCACAAAAAATTATAAATTTAACACTTGGAAATAAATATACACCTTATTCATTATTAAAACTAAATGATTTATTCCCTAGTGATAATTATATAATTACAAAAATGGCAATTGATTATCAAATGGATAATAATTTATTGACAATAAGAAATATAGTATAAATAGAATAATAAAATGGACTTTATACAATACGACATACCGAATTCATCAAATAATAATGTTATTATTAATAATGGTAATAATATTAATACCAACAATAGCACAATAATAAGTGATAAAAATTTTGTATATACACAAAATACACCATCATCAACATGGACTATTTTACATAATCTAAAT